GGTGCGCCCGCTCTACACTCTCTACGGTAGGGAGTGGGTCGGGGAGGGAGGAAAGGGCGGTGCGGAGTGCGATATAGGCCCCGCCAGGGTCGCATTCGCCGGACCCAACTTCACCGAACTTTTCAATGTATGCGTCGAGATAGGAAGCCGCGACTTTAGCAGCCTCCACCAGCTCACCCGGTAGGATGGACTGGCTTGCTTCGCTGCGCTGCGTGTCCTCGCTCTCGCTCCGGGCCGCTTCACCAGACCAACAATGCGAGCATGGCGCGCGAAGGGAGTAGTCAAACATGCCGTACGGATCGGCATCGACCCCCTCCCCGTCGCATTTCCGGCAATCCGGGTCCGGGTACTCATTATCATCGCTCATTTCTTCACCTCAGCTTTCCTCCGTGTAGTCACGAATGGGCTGTGTCTCAGTGACGATTGTGCGCGTGACGAGCGGGTGGACATTGCTAGTCACTGGCACGCCATCAACCGGCTCGGCAATGGCATCATTTTCCTCGGCAGCCTTGATTGCGGATTCCGCTTGCTGTGCGGCTCGCATAATGGCTTTGCAGGCAGCGCGAGCGTTGGAGAAGTCAACACCGTTGCCAGAGTGTCCGCCCTGGTACTTGAGGCGTTCAATTGAACAGATCGCGTCGTCGCGATGGTGGCCAATCACACGCATCATGTCTGCGGCTTGGCTGAGTGGTTCGTGGTAAGTCATGTAGTCTCCCTTCACCTATTGGAATAGCGCGTATTGCTAGTTATTGCAAGCGATGTGTTACCCACCAATAAACAAAAGTGAGAAAAGCAGGAGCCAAGACGCGGCCCCGATCCAGTCGCGGCGGGTCATGTGTCACCTCCGATCAGCCCTAGGTCATCAAAGTCCGGCCCGGCTGGTTGATCCGCTGGCGGCGTGGTGTGGCATTCCTCGCAGGTAAACTGTGCTGGCACCGGCCCCCATCCGTCATGGAGCTTGCGGATTTCTGTTTCGGCAGGCGTGCGCTCACACATCCAGCATTCGATCTGAGCGCTCATGTGTCACCGCCTTTCTGGGCGGCGGCAAAATCATCTGACGGACAAAACCAGTCATCCTTGGTGATGTGTCCAATTGCGTAAACCTTGGAATGAGAGGCGCGCACGCGGATCGCTTTGCCCGGCAGTTTTGCCCATTCCTCGACGCTGGCGATTTCCATGCAGCGAAAAAGGAAGTGGCCCGCCACAGACATCAGCTCGTGATTGGAATAAGACTTCGGCAGGTACAGCGCGTAACCGCCAAATCCCTGTCCAGACCCACCATAATCAAGATGAAGCCACGCTTGCAGCAGCCCGCGATCACCCATGTCGATAGGGGCCGCCTTGATAATCGCGTTGCGGATTTCGAGGATTGTATCAGCCATCACGCACCGCCTTTCTGGCGAACTGCGAGCATGGCGTCGGCGACTTCGTAGGCCGCTGCGGCGGCATGTTGCGGCCAATGCGCTATACCGGATTCGTGATATTCTCCGGCAATCTGGGCCAAAGCCTGACCAGCGAACCAGTCACGCATGCTCATTCCGGGACCAGCGTCATCGCCAATATTCATGTCAGGCGTGTAGACCGGAAACGCAGGCCCGCCATCTTCAATACGATCAGCCATCACGCGGCCTCTTCTGCTTGAGTGCAGGCGGCGTCGAGCTGGTCAATTAGAACCCCGGTTGCGTTCACGCCGACCAACCCACGAAGCTGGTCGCGGGTCACAAGCTGGCCCTCGCCCTCGTAGTGGAATCCAGCGAGCGAGATCAGGAAGGTGTCAGGCTCGGCAGTGTAGCGCGTGACCGTCAAAGTGGCGTCAGGCTTGGCGGCGTAAACGCCCTTGGTGGCCTGGAACCAGCCCTCACCATTCTCATCGGTTGACCATTCAGTGCGATTGCTCATTTGTTTTCTCCCTTGTTCGTGGCGGCCTCGACAAGCGTGTCCTCGGCCATCTGGTAGTCTTCGGCAGTCAAAACCTCGGCATACTCGTCGATCTCGACAAAGCCTTCAGTGATATCCTGCGCGATAATCTCCAACCGGAGTCTTGAAAAGCCGGAGTTAGCCAGCGTCTTGCCGACTTTTGCGCAAATGCCCCGCAACTCTACACGAGCGGCGTAGAGCGTTGCAGCGGCTTCGCTTTCCTCGCGTGTATCGGGGCGGTCCCAAGTCATGCGGCTAAAATCAACGTTGTCCGGGTAATTGCTCACGTCTGTCTCCCAATTCGTTATGGCCTCACTATTCCATATAGCCGGGTGTGACGCAAGCGCTATTTTGGAATAATTCGGGTTGCTGGTAATGCCCGCCTGTGGAATAATCCCGGCATGGAAAACCCATTGAGAAAGTGGCTTAAAGCCTCTGGTGTTACCGTCTCCGAGCTATCGGATCGGGTTAACGCATCGTCTGCCCATACCTGGGCTGTGTGCAACGGCAACCGGCGTGTCGGTGCCGCCCTTGGCGCTGAGATCGAGTACGAGACTGGGGGCGCGGTAACTACCGATGGCCTTCTTAAGTGGCACGCCAAGCACGGCAAGCCTCGCTGTGATGTGAAAGGGAAGGCATGAGCTATACACCCAAGCACCCGAACAGCCTGCCCATCGCTATGGAGCCAGCCCGCGCGGCTGCTGCTGCAAAGTACCGGACAGCCACAGGAGGCCAGAAATTGCGCCGCCTCAAGCAGCTGCAAGACCTGACCACTGAGGCGCTTATCTGGGACCGGGAGAGCCGCAATGGCTGATCGGCGCGAGTTCACCGAAGCCATCAAGCAGGAAATCAGGGAGCGCTCTGGCGGTAAGTGCGAGTGCTACCGGATGGGGCCTGACATCATCCATATGTTTCCCAAAGGGTGCCAGCGTGAGGCATCGGACATTGACCATATCTTTGCCGATGTCCTGGAGCTGGAAAAAGACGCCCCGCTTACGGCTGATGACGGCGCGCACCTGTCGAGGGCCTGCCACCAGATAAAGACGGCCACTGACCAAGCATACCGGCGCAAACGCAACAAGCACAAGATGCGCAAGGATCGGCCAAAGCCTGGTTGGTTTCAGGCAAGCGCCAAGATTGAAGGCACAAACCGTTGGCCGCCTAAAGGGTCACGCAAGCTTAAATCGCGGGGGTTCAACGCATGAAAGCTACCTTACCCTATCCGCCATCCAAGCTGTCGCCTAACAAGCGCTTGCACTGGGCTGCACTGGCCAAGGCAAAGCGCGATTACCGCTGGACGTGCGCCATGCACGCAAGAGCCGCTGGCTGGCGTCTTATCGACCGTGACCGCATAGCCATCAAGATAACGTTTTGCCCACCAGACAAGCGCAGGCGCGACCGTGACAACATGATTGCTGCGTTCAAGTCGGGAGCTGACGGGCTGGTCGATGTGATCGGCGTTGATGATGCCAACTGGACGCCAACCTACAGCGTAGGCGATCCGATCAAAGGTGGCTGTGTCCGAGTAGAGATAGCCGACGACTAACAACCAAGAAGGGAACAAGCTAATGGCTTACGACTGGAACACGCAAGCAGAAGAGCGCCTTATTGCGCTGTGGAAGCTGGGAACAAGCGCAAGTGGCGTCGCAGAGGTATTGGGTGGCGGCCTTACCCGCAACGCGGTTCTCGGCAAGGTCGATCGCTTACGCAGGGCTGGCGTTGATGTCGGCCCCGAGCGTAAAGGTGGTGCAGCGGAGGCGGCCAAGCGTCGCCCCAAAGCTCCCATCATCCGACAGAGCGCCAAGCATCAAGAGCTGCCCGCTAAGATCGAGATGAAGCCGACAAAGCTGGCGGACCTCACGCCAAGCCAGTGTCGATACCCGATTGATGACGTGAACGCACCAGGGACCACACAGACGCCTTTCTGTGGCGCAACGAAGAAAGACGGATCATCCTACTGCGAGCATCACCATGACGTGTGCTGCACGCCCTACAAGCGCCGCAAGGAGCCAATAGACCGTTCTGAGTTCATCAAGCGAGGAAAGTTCGTATTCGGGGTTGCGGCATGACACACATCACCGACAACACGCCACTTGCAGAGCGGGTCTATCTCAAATCTCCAGACTTTAAGCGCTGGCGTCAATTCGCGATGATTAAGCAAGGCTCGGCGGCTTTTGATATTGGCTGCTCACAGGGCATGTATGCCAGATATGAAAACGGAGAGGCACCGCTTGCGTTACGGGACGCTGAAAAGCTGGTTCAGGTTATCACTGACGAGCTTGCATCATGTGGCTTGCCGACGCCGGACTCTGGGGCGCTTTTCCATTTTGAATGTCCCACTATGCAATCGCTTCTACAATTTTGCGCTGCTCATGCCGGTTTTTCGATGGATGAAATCAAGGGCCGGTCTCGCAAAGCTCGTATCAACGATGCCCGCCAATGGTTCATGTACGCCGCATCAGCGCGCAACAAGTACCGCGCCGTCAAGTGGTCCTGGTGTCAGATAGCCCGAGTAGCAGGCCGGTCTGACCACACAACGGCTCTCTCAGGCGCAAGAGCCTATGCAGAGCGCCATAACCTTCCAGCGCCAGAGGATCGCATACGCAAGCCATGCCGCTTGCCAGAGACCGAAATTGAGTGCTAAAAGAAATGGCCGGGCAGCTCGCAAAAGCTCCCGGCCTCAAAGCGGTGAAGGTTGTTTGGAGACGACTGATCCGCTTCGGAAGTTAATTGTATAGACCATTAGGTCGCAGCTTCCAAGCCTACCCTCTCCAAAAAAACTCTGCATCGGGCGGACGCCGAGGGTGCAGTTTTATCAAGCGCGGTACTTGGGGTTCCTGACACACCGCGCAGCCCGCTCCTAGGGTCGGAGGGCAGTCAGCGGCGCTACCTGAGCGTCGGAAGTAGCGACCACCTCAAAGCGTGCAGGAATGCGCTGCGAGGCCCGAACGTGACGGCTGGCTCCGGTCGAGCAAGATTGCGTTGGATGGGACAGGAACGACTGAGAGGCTAGTTGTCTCCAGTGGTTCTTGTCCTCCTATGCCCACCGTTCAAGCTCCACCAGTCGAGCAGGGGGTAAGACACAGACATCAGCTATCAATTAGGAGACTGAGACATGAGTGCTGAAACAAGAGACGAAGCTGAGCTTTGGATGATGAGCCAGGAATTAGCTGACCGATGCGCTAAAGCGGTTGCACAATCGCAAATTCAGCGGGGTAAGAGCCGAGCTTTTGGTCATACGGTTTCTATTAAGCAGTCCAATTATCAGGACGGAATGGCCGTTATTCAGGCTATCAACAAATACATGACCGAGCTGGAAGACAAAAAAGACCTTACAGGCGATGAGCTTCTAAAGGTTTTGGCTGACGTTATGGAGCCAGAATTCATGAACTACCGACCGGACCGCCCATGAAAAAGCCCCAGCACGCCAGTTTGGCGACCGCGCGCTGGGGCATGAAACCCCTCACATGATGGAGAGAAATTCCATGCAAATTGTGCACTACAAAGCTCAACAGTCAAGTCCCGCCAAGCAAATTTACCACCTGGACGATACCTGTTGACGGGATGGCTGGCATCAATCATACTATTCCAACAGATCACATGGAAGGGAACCCCATGACACGCAAACCGATTAACGCAGAACACCCGATCACTGAAGCTGACGTAGGCCGGAAGGCTTTGCGCAGGGATGGGGACATCACGGAGATTACTGCATACGGTCGGGGTGACTATCCCGTTTGCACAAAAACTGAGACTGGGGGTCAGCATTGGCACGACTCATATGGTCGTTCTTGCGTGGAAATCTCTGCCAGAGACCTCATCGCATGGGCTGACGAGGCCACAGAGCCGGACCTGTCTAACCCTGACCGCATCCCGTTTGGCGACCTGCCCCGTGAGACGCAAGAGGCCATGGTTTTGGCGAATGTGTTGGGCAGCGAGGGGTTTGAGGTTTGGGGCGAAATGACTGAGGAGTGGTACACTGTAACGCGGGCGGAGTGGCGAGAATCTGGTGTCTACCGCATCGCCACCAAGCCCGAACCCAAGACAAAGCCGTCAATCAACTGGGACCATGTGTCGCCGGAGTTTAACTGGTTGGCGGTGGATGCGTGCGGGACAGTGCGGCTTCACAAGGGTAAGCCTGCGTTTGATGTTAGGTCGTGGAAGGGAGTCGCTGATTATATTTTAGCCGGTGCCTTCGCCTCCTATAAGCCCGGCACCTGCGCGCCAGAGGACAGCCTTGTGTGCCGTCCTGGACATGAAGACCGGGAGACGAACAATGACTGACATCACACGCGAAGAAGTTCTGGCTAACCGCAAGCGCTGGGTTGAGTTCCTGCAAAAGCCGGGGCGCAAGAAGGCGGAGGGATTGCTTGACATGGGCGACGGAGGGCGGTGCTGCCTTGGGCATGGTTGCTATGCACTGGGGATTAAGCGAATGCCAAGCCCACTTTCTGATGGGGTGTTTTATTATGAGGGCCAAGCTGATGCGGCACCGGCATCATTTCGCAAAATGGTTGGTTTAATTGGTGGATATGGAGAACTTGCCGATGGGGGGATGGCGCTTGCCGAAATGAACGACAAAACCGACATGACGCCCCAACAAATCGGCGCATGGATCGAAGCCCGCATTACTGGCGATGCGCCTGACAGCCCGTTTCTGCCGCTATCGAACTATTTAGAAGGGAATAACCAATGAGTGACGAACAAATCCGCGTACAAATGGCAATGGCTTGGGAGCGCGCCAAAGGTGAGCTGCGCTCAATCGCTATAGCTGCCGGTCATCGCCGGTTGTGCGAACCGATGACACTGGAGCGCGAAAAATGGTGCTCCGCTCGATGGCAACAGCTTGATGATCGCATTGAGAAGTTCATCACCGATATGGACGATGAGGGGATGACCGAATGAGTAACATGGAAGAGGTGATCGAAGAAGTTTTGCTTGACGAGAAAGCCCCGCTTTACCTTGCTCAGACCATCGCCCAAGCCCTCACAGCCTCCGGCCTTGGTGGGTTTGAGGAGTGGCGGCCTATCGAGACTGCGCCGAAGGATGGGACTTGGGTCCGTCTGTACAGGCCAAAGACCGATTTTGGCGTTTGGGATCGCGCTATCACGGGGCGATGGTCAGAAGTTGATGCCGCTTGGGTTTGGCCCTGTGAAACGTTTGACGAATATGACGGCTTAGACAGAGCCGATGGCCTGATCGAAAACGGCGGCTTTTGGGAAGACGGAGAAAACTTTACCCACTGGATGCCCCTTCCCGATCCCCCAGCCATGACTACGAGCGATAACGAGGCGCGCGCTGATGGCTGAGAAGAAAGGAACCCGGCTTCCAGATGATTGGCAACCTGGACCCGTTGAAATTGACTACGCAATAAGCCTAGGCTTCAAGTCTCACGAAGCACGCCGGATGGGCGAGGACTTCCGCGACTACTGGGTGGCCCAGCCGGGACAGCGTGGCGTCAAACTCAACTGGGTGGCTACATGGCGGACATGGGCGCGCAAGCAGGCCGACCGAGAGGACAAACAGCCACCACGGGAGCCGACGATGCTTGGCGAGCCTCACCACGGATCGCCCCAAAGCTGGCGCAGTGCACAAGGCCGCGTGGCCGAGATGCTTACCCGGATGGCAGAGAAGGGCTGCCCGCACGACATACTCGACAAGCTCTATACCGAAGGGTTGGGCATTACGTATGTGAACTGCTTTAACGGAGAGGCCCCGACAGCCGTTGCAAAGAATGCTGCGTGCTGTTCGCTATGGACAAGCGCTGCATCTGGCTATGCGCGTCGGGCAGGGTATAACCGCACGATTTACACGGCGGATTACGTCAGGTGTCGCACGCAGCGGCTGAAAGAAAAGGAGGCTCAGAATGGCGAGAGGGCGCAAGCGTAAGCTGGTCAAGCGAGAGCCTAACGGTCGCGCTCAACGGTCATCGCGAGTAGAGCCGACGCCAGAGATGGCAAAGCGCAAAGCTCGATATAACTACGACTGGACAGACCCGGTAGCTGGATTGCAAAACGAGGGCCACCTTTCGCCAAAACAGGCAAGCGCTGTCTCGCTTTATCGGTCACTGGTGCGCTCATGCTTGCAAGGAGCCGGGCCAAGCCAGAACGTCACCGGGGCCATCAAGGACCGCGTCGGGGGTAGCGCTTTGGTCGAGTATGATGAGGGCCTGGACCTCAAGCGTCAGCGCAGTCGGAAGATTGGGCTTAGGGCGCTATCGGATGCCGGTTCGCGGGTTGATTTGGCTATTCACACACTCATTCAAACGCACGGATACCACCGTTACGAAGCCGTCGAGATTGCCAAGATCAGGAAAGGCGCGGACGCTTTGGCGAGGGTCTATCAGGGGTGTTGACACTGTTACAGAATAACCTGATTATGTCGGAAATATAGTCTGGACAATTTGCGGCGTTGCCTTTGGCGGCGTCGTTTCAGTTTGGGCCTCCTGGCGTTCGGTCTCCCTTCCCTGCGCGCTGGTTTGACGGCCCAATTCAATTGCGCGGCCTGGCCAACATCACATGCAGGCTTATTGCCAATCAAGACCGAGAGCCGCGCTACACCTTGGGATGGCTATCTGGCTAGAGTGGACAGGGATGCAAGCTAATGGCTGATCGGACGGTAAAGGTGCTGGAGAATGGCCGCTTCGTTCCTCGTGGCCTCTCAATGCGCACATCGGGCCTTGTCTTGCTGTTGGATGAAGATGAAACGCTGGATGTGACGTTCAACTGGTCAAGCTGGTTAGGTGATGACACTATCGCCAGCATCACGAATGAGGCGGATGGCGTAACGGTTGGCTCTGAGAGCAACACGACCACGACAGCCACATTCACGGTCACTAATTCACCTGGAGCCGTACAGCACAGGATCACCACCGTCGGCGGCTTGATCAAGGAAGCACGTGTCTACGTCAACTCCCCTGCTGGTGGCATATCGGATGACTACGGGTTCTACAGACCTTCATGGGTGGCGTGATGACCGGTACGGAAACGATCTAGGGAGGATTGCCCATGCCAAGGAAAAAGGGCTACCGGACGCCAGACGAAATCCGGGAGAAAATCCAGGGCAGTCAAATCATCAACAGACTGCAAAGCCATGTATACGGACAGGTCGAAATGACGCCCTCCCAAGTTAACGCCGCCAAGACCTTGTTGGGAAAGGTTATTCCTGATTTAAAGGCAGTGGAATTGTCAAGCGACCCTGACAGTCCATTGCAACAAGTCCATAGGGTAGAATGGCAAGTCGTCAAACCCTCCGAATAGAGGTCGGGTCAGAGCGCTTTCTTCCGCTGCTGGAGCCTAAGACGTTCAAGGGCGCTCATGGTGGCCGAGCTGGGATGAAGTCGTACTTCTTCGCCGACATGCACATTGCCAGATCGGTAAGCCAGCCAGCTTATCGGGCGTTGTGTTTGCGGGAGGTGCAGAAGTCCATCAAGGAGTCGAGCAAGTTCCTGCTTGAGCAGCGCATCCAGCATTACGGCCTGGGGCATTTGTTCGAGGTCCAGGACACGCGCATCAAGACACCGGGCGGTGGCGAGCTGGTGTTCCACGGCTTGCAGAACCACACAGCGGAGAGCGTGAAGTCGTTCGAAGGCTTCGACGTTGCCGACATCGAGGAAGGCCAGACAATCAAGCAGCGGTCATTGGACTTGCTGATCCCGACCATCATCCGCAAGCCGGGCGCTGAGATTTGGGCACGTTGGAATCCCCGGCATGACACGGACGCGATTGACCGGCTGTTCCGAGAGGGAGGCCCGCCGCCTAACAGCGTATGCGTTGAGGTCACATGGAAGGATAACCCGTGGCTGTCGGACGAGGTGAAGGCGCAGATTGAAGCGGACTACGCCAGCGACCCGGAGAAGGCGCAGCACATCTGGGGCGGCGGGTATGAGATTGTCACTGAGGGCGCTTACTACGCGAAGCTGATTGCCAATGCCGAGAGAGATGGCCGGATCGGTGATTTCCCATGGGACCCGGATTTGCCGGTCGTGACGGGTTGGGACATTGGTGTTGATGATTACTCGGCGGTTTGGTTCCTGCAAGAGAACGGGGCCGAGGTTCGAGCGATTGATTATCTTGAATGCTCTGGCGAGGGCGCAGACTTCATAGCGGATTACATTCACTCAAAGCCGTATGAGTACCGGGCGCATTATCTGCCGCATGACGTGAATGTCAGGGAGTGGGGCGGTGGCGCAAAGAAGCGGTCTCAGACATTGCAAGAGCTTGGCGTCAGCCCGGTTCGTCCTGGTGCGCGCTTAGGCCCTGCCGAGCGGATCAACGCAACGCGGCGCCTGTTGCCGATAGTGAGCTTCGACAAGGTGAACTGCGCGCTAGGCATCAAACGGCTGCGCAACTACTCGCGCAAGTACAATGAGAGCATGCAAAGCTATTTGGGTCCGGCCCATGACGACAACTCGCACGGCGCAGATGCGTTTGGAGAGTTCGCGGTCAATTGCCCGATTGTACCGCGTGTCAAGAAGCCGGAAGAAGCAGATAAGTTCGATGATTACCGCGCAAGAGAAACCGAGGGTTCGAGTTCATGGCTATGATTGAATCCATCGAGGTCGAGGTTTACGAAGGCAAGGGCCTTGCATCGCTCAAGGATATGTTCCGCAAGGCTGAAGGGCATCACCAGAAGGCCCGTGACTTGGCTCGCCGGGATACTGACTGGTATGACAACTTCAACGATGGCCAGTGGTCGGATGAGGAAAAGGAGCTACTTAAGAGTCGCGGCCAGCCTGTCGTCACGTCAAACCGTATCAAGCGCAAGATTGGTTTTTTGTTGGGGTATGAGCAGCGTGGCCGGTCTGACCCGAAGGCGTATCCGCGCAATCCTGATGACGAGCGGGCCGCGAAGGTCGCCACGGATGTAATGGACTACATTGAGACGCAAAGCCGGTTTGACCGTGAGGCATCGGCAGCGTTTCGGGATATGTGCCTTGGTGGCATCGAGGCTGCCGAGGTCGTGATTGACCCGGAAGGCAACGACATCAAAGCTAGCCGTATTGATGCTGGCAAGTTCTTCTACGATCCGCGTTCACGAGAAGCTGACTTCTCGGATGCTCGCTATATGGGGTATTCGGACTGGCACGACCTGGACGAGGCGCTAGAGCTGTTCCCTGACAAGCAACAGGAGCTGGAAGACAGCACCGACGTTGGGGTGAATGACGAAGACTATGAAGACAAGCCCTATGGTCTGTGGGGCATGTCAGATCGGCAGCGGGTTCGCATTGCGGTCTGCTACTACAAGCACCGAGGCCAGTGGTGTTACGCCTATTACACGGGCGGCGCGATTCTCGATGAGGGTGTGAGCGTTTACCTCGATGAGAAGGGTAAGCCAAGTAATCCGATCATTGCGCAGTCGGCTTATGTGACGCGGGACAATGAGCGCTATGGCGTGGTCCGTGACATGATCGGCCCGCAGATGGAGATCAACTATCGCCGCTCGATGGCGCTGTACCTTCTGAAGAACCGCCGCATCTGGGCGCGTGAAGGTGTCTTTAAGAATCCGCAGGGCGCGAAGGTTGAGGCCGCAAAGGCTGATGGATTCCTGTCCGCTGAGGGGCAGTTTGGCCAAGACTGGGGCTTCATTGAAAGCACGTCTGAGACGGCTGGCAACTTCGAGCTTCTCCAGGAGGCAAAGGCTGAGCTTGATGTCCAGGGACCGAATGCGGGCCTCCAGGGGCGGGGCATTGAGGGGCAGAGTGGCCGGGCGATCCTTGCGCAACAGAACGCTGGACTGACTGAGGAAAACTCGCTCTTTGACGCTCACAACGATTTCAAGCTGCGTTGCTATCGGGCCATGTGGGCGCGTGCCAAGCAGTTCTGGACGGAGCCGATGTTCATTCGGGTTACGGCTGATGAACAGGCTTTCCGCTTTGCCAAAGTCAACCAACCGGTTGTCGATGAGATGGGCTTCCCTGTGATTGACCCGATGACGGGCCAACCGGCTATGCAAGACGCCCTTGCCGAGATGGATGTTGACATCATCATTGAAGCTGGACCGGACATGATTTCGCTCCAGCATGAGCAGTTCGAGCAGCTCTCACAATTGGCACAGTCTGGGTTCCCGATTCCGCCGGATGTGTTGATTGCTGCCAGCCAGCTTCGGGACAAGCAAGCGCTGCTTGAAAAGCTACAGCAGGCGCAGGCCAATCCGATGAATCAGGCCGCTGCCCAGCTTGAGATGCAGACCAAGCAGGCTGACATTGCTGAGACGCAGGCCAAGACCGAGAAATATATTGCAGACACAGCCAAGACCAAGGCTGAAACCATCGAGACTGCGGTGGATGCTGCACAAAAGACAGGGCAGATGGCTTCCGTCATGCCCGTGAATGACACAGGAGGCTTCTAGCCACTGAGTGCCGCCGCCGGGCTTCGGGCGTTTTGATGGTGCCGCCGACCTTGATGGGCGTTGGAGAAGATACATGAGCATGGAAACGGAACACTTCACAGACGAGTTTTTTGACGGCGACGGTGACGCAACCGAGCAAGTGGCCGAGGCAAGTCCTGATATTAAGGACGAGCCAGACCAGCCGGAAGCGCCAGACCAAGTTGCCGAAGCGGGCGAAACCGAGACCCAAGAGGTTGAGGACACCTTGCCGCCGGAGGACGAAACACCCGTTACGAAAGGCCAGTTTCAGGCCATGCTTGCTGAGCGCGAGAAGCGTCAGGAGGAAGCGCGCGCCCGTCAAGAGGCGGAAAAGCGTGCAGCCGATCTGGAAAAGCGGCTCGCTGAATTTCAACGGACACAGCAAGAGCAGTCCACGCAGTTTGACCCCATTGACGATCTGGATGGGTTTAACAGGGACCTCCAAGGGCGAATGGTTGCCCAGCGTATCGAGATTTCAGAAGACATGGCGCGTATGCATCATGGTGATGAGGTGGTTGATGCGGCCCAGAGATGGGCGGAGGAAAACGCTAATTCTGACCCGGCAATGCGAGCTTCTTTGCAAGCTCTTGGTCAGGATCGCAATCCCTATGCAAAGCTGATCAAAATGCACAAGCAGGCAATGCTGACGCAAGAGATTGGTGATGACCCAGAAGCCTACAAGCAGCGGATCATTGAAGAGCATCTTAAAACCGTTGGTGAAGCCGCGCCTCAACGCCCGGCAGCTCCGGCGGCAAAGGTTCCGCCCTCTTTAGGGAAAGGCGGAGGCGGAAGCACTTCAACCGATGAGGTTATGTCTGACGAGGATGTGTTCGAGTCTATGTTCCGCAAATAAGGAACTGACCGATGGCTACCACTGCTATCAATAGTGCTTCCCAGCTCAAAAAGTACGAGCAGAAGTACTTCAAGGAGTTCGTTCGCGAGAGCGGCTTCGATCCGTATATGGGCGCTTCGCCCATGTCGCCTTTCGTCGTAAAGCGCCAGCTTATCGACAAGGGCCAAGTGATCAACATTCCGCTTGTCTCCGCCCTGAATGGCGACGGCAAGGGCACCGGGACGCTGGTGGGCAATGAAGAGGCTCTTGGCAACTACAGCTACGACGTGAAGCCTTATTGGCATCGTCACGCTGTCCTGGTTGACAAGGAACAGGCTCACATTTCTTCGTTTGATGTGAAGTCGGCATCTCGTGACATGCTCAAAGTCTGGGACATGGACGACCTGCGTGACAACATCATCGACGCGATGTCGGCGGTTGTTGAAAACTCCTCGGCTTATGACGCAACCAATGGCCATGCCAAGCAGGTTTACCTGAAGGATGCGACCACGGCGCAGAAGAATGCGTTTGCGGCTCGTGGTCAGTATCGCCTGCTGTTCGGTGCCGCTGAGTCTAACTACAGCGCCACGTGGGCAACCGCACTGGCAACGGTTGGCTCTGGTGACGAGCTTGGCCGTGCTGAAATCAGCCTGATGAAGAAGATGGCCCGTCGCCGGGTCAAAGGCACGTATCCGTCCATTCGCCCGATCCGGGTTGCTGGTGGTCGTGAGTATTTCATCTGCTTCACGGGTTCGGACAACTTCGCCAAGCTCAAGGCTGATATGGAAACAGTCAACCTGGACGGTCGTCCGCGTGATCCGGGTTCAAATCCGGTCTTCCAGGATGGCGATCTTGAGTATGATGGCGTCATCATCCGTGAGATTCCTGAAATCCTGTCCGGCACGAGTGCTGGCCTCTCTGCCAACCAGCAAGCCGCATACTTCTGCGGTGCGCAGGCGCTGGGTATCGCTTGGGGTCAGACCCCGAAGGCTACCGAGCGTAAGGAAGACGATTACGGCTTCCAGTACGGCAAAGGCACCGAGTCTCTGTGGGCGGCTGAAAAGCTGATCTACAACGACTTGGATCACGGCATGATCACCGGCTTCTTCTACACGGCTTAAGGAGGCTGAGATATGACTACCCCTGCTCGTGAGTATCACACTCAACAGCTCCACTATCTGCGCAAGGGCATCACCTTCGCCGATATTGGCACCACCGTTGATCTGGGTGTTGTCCCGGCTGGCGCGATTGTTGACAACGCCTATGTGCTTGTCTCGACCGCGTTTGATTCCGGGTCGACCGACATCCTCGACATTGGCACGTCGGCTGATACCGATGGCTTTGCTACCGATCTGACCCTTCAGACCGCTGGCAAGATTGCTGCCGATGAACTGGCTACGTCTGATGACCTTGGCCCGTACTCCGCAGATACTACCCTGCAAGCTGTTCTCGTTGCCACTGGCACGGCAGCTACTGCGGGTGCTGCGGAAGTCGTTGTCACGTTCATCCCGGACAATGACGGCTAAATGAGGATCGCCCTGCTAACGCCCAGCCGCGATGGCAGGGCGCACCTCGATCATAGTGAGGCCATAACGGACACGCGCATTGAGGCGATCCGTCGTGGCATCCAGCTGAAGCGGTATGTGGGGAAGGGATCAAGCAACCTTCCCCGCAACCGTAACCTTCTCGCCGCCCAGGCTATCAAGGATGGCGCGGATGTTCTGATCTGGATTGACTGCGATATTGCATTTGATCCAGCCGATGTGTTTCGGCTTGCTGAGTCTGAGTGCGACATTGTGGCGGCTCTGCCTCAAGCGCGCACGCATAACTATGGCGAACCAGCCCGTATTGCGGGCATCAACGTACAACGCGAAGCTGACGAGACGGGCTATCATCCAGCCGATGCGGTTCCGACAGCCTTTATGGCGGTCAAGCGGGCTGTGTTTGAGCGGATGGCGTCTGAGGGTGTAGCTGAAAACTTCATGTGTCCGGCTTCGTCAAAGGAGCTTTGGCCGCATCTGCATAACTGGTTTTTCTATCGCCTGAGGCAGAGCGATACGGTTCCCGGCATGTTGCAAGACGACGCTGAGGACTACTACTTCTGCTGCAAGTGGCGTGAGATGGGTGGCAAGGTTCATGCCGCTCCCGATATTCGCCTGCATCATTTTGAGGGCCTTGTGAGGCATTCGCTTTGCTTTGCTGATGTGTGGAGTGTTCAAGATGGCGCTAACTAAAGCTCAGATGCGCAACAAAGTGCTTCGTCGGATAGGTCGCTTGCCGGAGGGGCAGGTGGCCAGCGATGCAGACGCGGACATTGTTGATGAGACGATTGATGAAGCGCACGCATTCCTTGAAGCCAAGGGTATTGCCTATTGGGAGACGAGTGCCATCCCCGATGAGATTGCGCACCAGCTTTGCAAGTATCTCGCTGCACAGGTTGCGCCTGAATTCATGAGTCCTTCTGAGGCGGCGATTTACGTTGCCCTGGAGGCGAATGCACTGACCGAAATGCGGGCCGCTGTTTCAAGCCCGAACGGTCCCATTGTGAACACGTATTTCTGATGGGGTATCTTCCGCTCGGCCTCTCGACGTATGAGAACAATGATTACGGGTTTCCGGCTGTCGAGCTGCAAAACTGGTTTGCTGAGCCTGCCCCTGATCGGGTGGACCGGCCTGCTCGATTGCTTCCGACGCCGGGTCTTGTTTCGTTCGCTTCTAGTCTTGATGGTGCCATTCGTGGCATGGACCAGCGTGACGGCCTGCTGTCTGACAAGATGGTGGTGAGCGCTGGGGCCAAGGTCTACACAATCACCAGCGGCGGAACTGTTGCTGAGGTCGGGTCTGGCATTGGTGGGACTGGGAAAGCGCATTTTGCCGGGTCTCAGGCGGACATGGTGGTTGCGGTGGGCGGTTCTGCTTACGTCGTCACCGGGTCTCTGACAGCCATCACGGTTGGGGCGTCTACGGGGGACATTATCGACGTTGCGACATTGGGGCAGCGGCATATCTTTGCGGAGGCTGACAGCGGGCGGCTTTGGTACTCTGACCCCGGCGATCCGACCACGGTCTCTAATACAGCCTTTGCAACATCGTCTGATGAGGCTGACCCGCTTTTGGGCGTCGAGGTCTGGTCTGACACGGTTTGGGCGCTGGGAACGCAATCGGTTCGCGGATATGTCCAGACGGGCGATGTTGATGCGCCATTTGTTCCTCGTCCTGGTGCGCTTTATTCGACCGGAGTGATTGGCAATGCTGCCGTCATCAAGGCGGATTTTGGTCTGTATATGGTCGGGGACGATGGCAGGGTCTATCGGGCTGCTCAGGGCATCGAGGCTATTTCAACGCCACCGATTGAGCGCCTTATTGAGGGTGTAGTTACTAAAAGCGAAATTCGGCTTTCAGCGCATAACTGGGCTGGGCACCAACAGGTTGGTTTGCATCTTCCAGGGGTAGGCGACTACTTCTTTGATCAGTTGACCGGCTTCTGGCATCGCCGCAAGGAGATTGGGAACGACCGCCATTTGGCCCATGACTTCTTGAATGCTCACGGCGTCACATATGCTGGCAACCGTTCGACGGGAACGATTTATACGCTTGACAGGGACGTATACACTCACGATGGCGATGAGGTGCGGCGGCTGGCTCAGGTGTTGTTCCCAGTGGATGACAACAGCCCGCAAATCAAAAACCTGACGATCGAGCTGCAATCTGGCATCGGTCTTGTGACGGGACAAGGTTCTGACCCTCAAGTCATGTTGCGCTGGTCAACCAATGGCCGGACGTGGAGCAATGAGCTGCTGCGCTCATTTGGCAAGATCGGTGAGTATGACCACCGCACATTCTTTGGCTCTCTGGGGCGCTTCCATCCGCCGGTAGGAATGATTGAGGTGGCGGTATCTGATCCAGTTCCGGCCACGGTAACGGGTCTTTATGCCAACAGGTCGCGAGTATGACTGATACCCGTAATTTCCGATATACGAACGCCATCCCACCGCTGGGGACGCGCTTTGTGGATGATCGGGGATTTGCAACGGAAGAGTATCGCCGCTTCCTTGAGGGCATTGTCACCCAACTGGGTGGTCAGGGCGGCGATTACCTGGACGACTTGCGAACTTTGGCAGAGGCAAGCAATCTTCGGGAGCTGGAAGAGCTTCGCGCCTTGATCGAACAGCAGGCCGCGCGGATTGCAGATAATGCAAGCCAGCTAGAGCAAATAAAGCAGGATTCAGAGCGTCAATTAGCTGTGTTGGTGCAAGAAATAAGCACAGCGATTGCCCTGCGTCCATTTGGCCCATTGGCAGAAAAGTCCACAGTGGACACGCCCGACATTACTCAGGGCGCGGTCACGAATGCGGACAGCACAGGCGCGACGGCCAGCAATGCAAGCTGGACCACTGAGGACAGCTTTTCTCAGGTAGAGTTAGCGCGGCATACGCAAGTTCTCTCATCAGGCTCGACTGCCATTCTTGATTGCCGGTTCACAAAAACGGAAATCGTGGGCAGCTCGACTTTTTACCTTTCAAGCAATGGCCTTTCGCCGCCATTCTCACCTACGCGGGATGTCCTGCTTAGGTTGGTGCGAGACCCTGACGGCTCTGCTGATGTGTTGCGAAGCGTGTTCGTGGCAGAAGGGTGGAACGGTAACACGTCCCCATTTGGCTCATTTGCTGACCTTGCCGATGCCAACTTTATTTATGAGGACGATGGCCACTCTGGCGGCTCGACCACGTGGGCGCTCGACCTTGTGTCCTACAATACGGGCACCACGACATCAAACCCGGTTAAGTACGCTCTCAATAACGTGACTCGGACAATCTATTGCCTGGAGGCAAAACGCTAATGGCCACTCTCCCGCAAAGCACCGCGACTGCCCAGCTCGGCACATCGGCGGCTGATCTTATCGCTCCGTCCTCAGGCGAGACATACGTTGTAACAAAAATCAGCCTGCACAATTCGGATACATCCACGGTGTCAGGGATCAAGCTTTATAAGTTTGAGACGGGTGGCTCTGCCGGGGCTACAAATATCATGGAAGACATTTCTCTTGCGGCATCTGAAACACGGCAGATTACCAGCCTGACGGTCCCTCTGGTTGGGGCTGTGGGAGATACCATTGCGGGCCTTGCTGGGACGGACGCAAAAGTTAATGTGGTCATTGGCTACACCAAGTTGACGTGATGACTGTCCGCGAAGCCACGCCGGAAGATTTCGACGCCATTTTGCAGATCGGCAAGCGGTTCCATGAGTTCTCGCCTTGGAGGGATCGGCCTTTTAGCGAAGACGCCACGCGAGACATGTTGCATCGCTTGGTGGATTCAGAAGACGCAGTGTTGTTCTGGAACGGGTCCGGCATCCTTGGGGGCTTGGTGGCTCCGATCTATTTTGGTGGCGGCACGGTTGCTCAAGAGCTTTTTTGGTTTGCTGACGCGAACGGGCGCGAGTTGTTAGATGCCTTTGAGGCTTGGGCATCGCAAAAGGGCGCAGCGGGCGTCCTGATGATTTCACTGAGCCTCGATGAGCGTACAGATGCGCGCATGGATCGGCTCTACAAGCGTCGGAACTATCGGCTTCGTGAGCGCAACTACTACAAGGATTTGAGCTAATGGCTATTGGTACGACAGCAGCTATTCTTGGGTCGGCAGCGCTTGCGGCTGGTACGGGAATCGCTGGCTCACGCGCACAATCAAGCGCGGCGCGCAATGCAGCGCAGACGGCACAACAGGACACCGCCGCGAATAACGCCCTACAGCGTGAGATTTACTACGATCAGCGCGGCTTGTATCAGCCCTTTTATCGGTCGGACCTCGCCCGGCGTGGCGCTCTGGATGAGCTGTTTGGCATCAATGCAATTAATCAGCCGCAAGCCCAAGGTGCAGGCGGTGGCATTAATGGCATTATGGCGGGTGGTGGCACGCAGGGCGGCGCTGGGGGCATGGGTGGTGGCAATGCGGGCGTAATGGCCTACAGCCCGGCTCTAACCGTCCCACAGGGTATTGATGGCATGGCTGCGGGTGGTCCGTCCGATGGCAACGCAGCGGCTATGAATGCGCTTGGATTGCGCTCACCGATGCGGGCGATAGGGGATGGCATTAATCGGCCTCCTGGCGTTCAAAACTACATGAACCAGAACGGCGGCCAATTGCCTCCGGCTCAGCAGATGGCCAACACAAACGGCCCGCTTTCTCCGCAGGTCCAGGACACGCAAGGCGTGACCGATCCGAACGCGGTTACAACGACGCCAACACAGCAAGGGCTTTTTAATAGCTCCATCCCCGGAGCGGATCGGTTCAACAACTCGCTGTTCAATCCTCTGGCTCAAACGATGTTTAATCAGGACCGAGACCGGATTGACGCCAATCTTGCGGCGTCTGGTATGCTTTACAACGGGGTTCGGCAAACGGCTGTGCAGGAAGCGGGCAACCGAGCTGCACAAGGGGCGTTGGGAATGTATCTCAACACTCTGATGGGTGCGCCGACTTCGCAGGCTGCGTCCGGACTTTCAAATGCCGCGGGACAATATGGCCAGAATGTGCAGGCCAATAATACGGCTGGCGCGAACGCGGTTATGCAGTCTCAACTGGCGCAGGGTCAGGCCCGTTCGGATATGTGGGGCAACCTTGGCTCCGCTGCGGGCTTTGGCCTTTCGGCCTTCACCTAAACGCTATCGGGAGCGCTGACATGCCAGCCAATAACGCCATCAACTCTTTCCTCGCTGGAACGCAATTTCGGCAGGGGCAAGAAGACCGGCAACGCGCGCTTGCTGATATGCAGCGCCAACAGGGCCTTGAGAACACGCGAGGCAAAATCAACGCGCTGATGATGCAGCCCAGTGCTCAAGCCCCGTCTGCGGGTCCAGGCCAATCGGCTGGCATGAATGCGGGTGTAGCTCAAGCGCAGGTCGCCCAGCCATCCCGTCAGCCCTCGAATATGGAACGCGCCCGGCAACTGGCGGTCGGCTCTGGTGATGCGCAGCTTCTGGGGCAGTTTCAGCAAGAAGTGGCAGCGATGGACGACCGTCGCCGTGCGCAGGCGCAAGCGCTTTTCACTGAGGTTGGCCGCCTTGGCACGTCAATGGTTAGTTTGACCCCGGAGCAGCGTGTCATTGCCTTGGACTCCGAAGCTCCCCGCCTTATGCAAATGGGCGTCCCGCAAGAAGAAATCATGCGGTATCGTGAATTGTTTGCCGACCCGCAAACGTCAGATGCGGTGGTTACAGCGCTAGCGTCGCGTGCTGTTGAGGCGCAAAGCGTGTTCGATGCCTACGCACCACAGATGCAAGGCGAAAATGACGTCCTGACAAGATTTCAGGGCGGCCAGCAAGTCCAAGGCCCGGTTAATCCTAACGCGCCAATTAACCAAGGGCTTGAGGGTCGTGGGCTTGATATTCGCCGACAAGAGGCAGATACGACCCGGCAGACTGGCTTAATGAATGCGCGCACCAATCGCATGGAGGCGGATTTGGCACGCCAAGAATTTGAAGCCGGGCAAACGAGAGGGCCAAATTGGATCACGCTTGAACCCGGGGACCCGCGGCGCGCTGGCTTCGATGAAAACAACGTTGTTCAATACAACACTGAAACCGGGCAGATTGCGCGTAGATCGGCAGACCGAGTGTTTAACGCTACCGAGTCAGAAGCGGCGGGCTTTGCGGGGCGAATGAATGATGCCGGGCAAATCATTTCTCAAATTGAACGCTTGCCAGATTTCAATGGCGTGCCTGAATTCCTTTGGCAGCGCCCGACTCGTTCATTGCCTTCGGAGTGGCAGCGGTATCGTCAAGCTGGCGAAAACTGGATCAGAGCTAACTTGCGCCGCGAATCTGGCGCTGTGATTGGTGAAGATGAAATGCGTGACGAGTTCCGCGTTTACTTTCCGCAGCCGGGAGATAGCCCGCAAGTGATAGCGCAGAAAGCGGCAACTCGCGCTAGGGCTGAGCAAGCCATGCGCGCTCAAAGCCGTGGCGCATACGAAGAATACGGGCTGGATCAGGTTATCGGTGGCGCTAGCGAAGACGGGCCTGCTGTGGACCCCGAATTGCTACAATTCATGCCACCTCAAGACCGCGCCCTTTTTGGAGGCTAGAGCATGCAAGAATTAACGCTTGAGCAACGGCGGGCAATTGCACTGGCCGAAGCTCGCCGCCGTCAAGCGCAGGCTCAAGGGCAAGGCCAACCGCAGCGCCAAGTCTCAACAGACCCGCGCGACATGATCCCGACAGATGAACCGGGGCAGGGTGGGTTTATTACGCGAGAGCAATCCGAGCGGCAACGACAAGAGCGATTGCAAGGCCGTGCGCGCGAGTATGTCAGAGAGCAGCCGCTTGCACACCCGGTTAGCTTCCAAGGTCTGTCGCAAGCATTCAATATGTCTGACGAGCTTATGGGGGCGATGGCGTCGAATCGTGGCCTTCCGGGTGATGTTGCGGCTGATGAACAGCGCCAGCTTGTACAAAATTTCCGCTCACAGGCTCCAGGGCAAGCAGCGCTTTACGAGGGCATGGCAACGCTGCCTCTGGCTTTGTTCGGCGGTGGCGGGTCCTCGCTCGGTAATGCCGCTCGTGTTGGTGCTGCCTACGGTGCTGCAGCTGGTGCCGGTGAGGGCGAGACAGTTCCAGAGAGAATGCAGAACGCTGCTCAAGGTGGCGCGGCGGGTGGGGTTCTCGGTGCCGTTGGCCAGCAGGCTATTAGGGCGGGGTCGGCTGTTCTTACGCCTCTCGCTAGGGCGGTGCAACGTCGCCTTAGTGGTAATTCTGGCAACATGACCAGAGCGCAACGCCGGGCTTTTGCGGAGCTTCGCAGCGCCTTTCGAGATGATGGAATGAGCGGCCCACAAGTAAGGGAAGCGCTGCAACAATATCGGGATGCCGGGTTTGATGACGCCACCTTGCTAGATGCTGGCGGGCAAAATGTGCAACGACTGGTTCGCCGGGCAGGAACGCAGGGAGGTCCGGCAGGCGAGGATTTGCAGAACCTGCTGCAACAGCGCCTTGATACGCAAGCCGAACGGGTTGGTGAGCGCCTTTCCTCAATGATGTCGGGAAGTGGGAACTACGGGCAGGCGCTTCGCACGCAAGTAACAGAGCGTGCCAGAGCTGCCGCGCCATTGTATCAGCAGGCCTTTGGCGACGCTGATAACTTGGTCACTATCTCCCGCGCGCCTGTCGCCAGCGTGCTAGATCGCGCGCCCTCAAGAGCGCTTGCTACAGCCCGTCGCCTTGCCCGCCTTGATGGCCGTGACGCTGGCTCTCTGACTGGAGAAAATGTTGCCGTTCGTGATCTGCATTATCTGAAAATGGCCTTGGATGATATCATCAGCTCAAGCCGTCGCGGGCAAAACTCTATTGGCAATACGCAACGCGCGGGCCTTGAGCGCTTGCGTGGCGAGCTGTTGAACGCGATGCCTGAAAACTACCGGGCTGCAAACAATTCATTTGCCGGTGATAGTGCCCTTATTGATGCGATGCGAGCTGGCCGTACGGCTTTGCGTGGCGATGCCGAAGAGGTCGAAGCGCTTTTGTCCAGTGCGTCTCAAGGAGAACGGGAGATGTTCCGCGCTGGTCTGGTGCGTGCTGCGCAAGAGCAGGCCGAGCGTGCCGGTGATGGGTCGGAAGTCGTGCGGCGCATTATTGGCAACCGGGATCGACGCCGTCGCCTTGCATCCGCCTTTGATACGCCGGAGGAGTTTGACGGATTCGTCAATTCTTTGCGTGCCGAGCAATCGCGTGTGACGACCGCCCGTGCAGTCGCGCCTACTACGGGTTCACAGACAGAGTTGCGCCGAAATGACGCAATGGATGAGGCGGGTAACTTCCTTCGCGACCTGTCTAATGCCGATCTCGGAAACGCAATGACGCGCGTGGCTCGTGGCGTTGGCGGAAATATTGGGCAGCGCTCACGTAATGCGACCAATCAAGAGCTTGTACGGATGGCGACGGCGGTTCGGGAATCAGCCGATGATAACGCGCGCCAGATACTTTTGCGCGAGGTCGAGCGAGCCTATGGGTCGGAAGTGGCGCAAAGGGTTAACGCCCTTGCATCCAGAGCGCTTCCAGCCGCTGCGGCTGGTGCTGCAACTACCGTCACACAGTAAGCAGGGCGCGAATAAAGAAAGCGCCCATCGTCATTAGGATGATAACGCCAATTGATGCCCAGTCCGGGTCGTAATCTCGGTTCATTCAAAAAGTCTACACCATAAACGGAGCCCTCCCAATGGCCGCTATGCTGATTTCCGCTCAGGCTGTCGATTTTGACGGCAACGTCCTGTCAGGCGCTAAACTCAATGTTTACGACGCAGGGACCACGACGCCGCGAGCTATCTACGTTTCCAGCGCCCTTTCCGGTGGGGCGTCGTCTGCCAATCCGGCAATTGCCACGTCTGCGGGCGGTGTCGCGGTATGGGTTGACGATACCGCTGGGGACATCTGGGTTACGCTGACCAACTCGGCAGGAACAACGTTCTATTACAATCAAAATAACATTGACCCGACCAATGGTAACTTGGTGATTTTCCCGCTGGGTGGATCGGACCAGACGACCGGAACGGGTGATAGCGTCACTTTCGCCAACCTGACTATCGGCGCGGTTCCCTTCTCCGGCGTCACGGCTGACCCTGGCGCTGATCGCATCATGTTCTGGGATGACAGCGACACGCAAGTTGAATGGCTTTCGCTTGGCACAGGCTTGAGCATTACGGCCAACACCCTGTCACTGGATGGCGACCTTGAGGACATTTCCGGCCTGACGCCTGCGGATGGCGCAGTGATTATCGGTGATGGGACGGACTTCACGACCGAAAGCGGCGCAACGCTGCGGACCTCCCTTGGCCTTGCTATCGGATCGGATGTGCTAGCCTATGACGCCAACCTGCAAGCTTTTGTGGGTGTGTTCACGCTGCCGACTACAGACGGCACTGCGGGCCAATACCTCAAGACGGATGGTGCAGGCGCGCTAGCTTTTGCAACGCCTGCTGGGGGTGGCGATACGCTTGCGGCTGCAAATGAGACAATTAGCGGGGATTGGGAGTTTACGGGGTCGCCTGACTTCTCCGGCGTCGGCAATGTCAACACGATCCGTTCTGACCTGTCCGTCCCGCTCATTTACTCGACCTGCAGCGCGCTTGCCTCGCAGGCGGTCTCTGCCTTTACGAATGGCCAGCAATTTATTGTAACGGGCTATTCAGCGGCCAATGATGGCGGCGGCGGTGTCTTCTATTACACGACCTCGGATATTTCTGACGGTGTCGACCAGGACGGGTTGAACGGTGTGTTCATTCCTGACCCGGCTGATGCGACTGGCGCGAGCGGTGGCTATGTCCGCCTGATCGAGCATACGACCGTTGAAATGTTTGGCGGCAAGGGGGACTGGACGGCGTCTAGCGCGACGGACAACCGGGATGCTTTGGAAGCGGCCTTAAACGTGGCTGCGGTCTATACGGCTGTCAGAAACGGGGTGTCGTCCGTTACCACCACGACAAACCAGCAAGGCAACCTTGAGACCAAGCTACTTGGTGGCCTCTACCATATTGACACCGATGGTGGCTCTATCGTTATCCCGGAAGGCGCGACGCTGTCCGGCCAGGGCGGCAATCAAAGCCGGTTCATTGAGGTTTCCGGTCAAGGCACAACCTTGATGATTACGGGCACCACAAACGCGCCGTTTGAGCATATCAAGTCTGCCAACCTGACTAATTTTGGTGTGTTCTACCCGGATCAGCGCAATGCCGCTGTGTATAACAGCTCAGCAGCGCCAGGGGCGGCGGGTGCGCCAACTGTTTACCCGTTCTTCCTGTCCCGTGGCTCGAACGCTGGCAATCGGTGCCGCATTCATAATGTCTACCTCTACAATGCCTATAAGGGCTTTGAGGTTGGTGCTGGTGCGGAGCTTATCGCGGTCAATGGCTTTTGCTACCTGTCATACGTCAAGATTTTCAACGCCAACGCAGCGCCGAAGATTGCGGATTGCTTCTTTTCCGGTGCTAACCTGCGCTATCTCGACTCGGACGATTTCAGCGGGACAAGCGTTACCATTGCCTCGGTTGCGGACAGCGGCGGGGATGCCCTGTTCACCACGTCTGGCGAGCACAAGTACAGTGTTGGTGAAAGCATTACCATTTCTGATACGACTAACTATGACGGCACAGCAACGGTTGCGACGGTGCCGTCCACCACGACCTTGACCCTCACCGGGATCTCGTATGTCGCTGATGAGACGGGAGAAATCGAACCGGAGTTTCAGGTATCGGGCCGGGGCGTCAACTGGTCGCACATTCACTCAACGGTGCTGGAGGTCGAGGGTGTGGCTGATGGCCTCATCTTCTCGAATTCCCTTATCTTCTCCGCGAAGACCCTGCTTAAAATCTCGAACGGCACGGACTCCGCTGTCACCCAAACCAACCAGAACTTCCAGCGCTTCTCCAATCTGGTTGTTGACGGCCTGCGGAAGATTATCGAGTTCGATGAGTCAGGCTCGCAGGGTAAAATCGGTGTTTTCGAGCAGCAATGGAACAACTGCTTCTTCGGCATGGATTATGGCAATGACCCTGATAGCTCGGTTCTTGCTGCGGACGAGACGGCCATTGACTTCAACTTCACCGGCTATCGCGGGCTTGCCTCGGGTATCGCTGTAAATGTCGCCCTCGGGACTGATGGGACGATTACGTCTGTGACTGACAGCAGCGGAACAGCCCTGTTCAACACTGCCGGAGCCCACGGTTACTCGGTCTCAGATAGCGTCCAGGTTTGGAACACCACCAATTACAATGTGACCGCGACGGTCGCGACGGTGCCGACCACGACCAGCTTTACCCTGACGGCCATCAGCTATGTGGCCAATGATACGGGCTGGTCTACGTCAGACACGCAAACGGATGCAGACCAGTCTGTCCGGTTTGAAAACTGCAAGATGCGCAAGCTGATCGGCAACGGCATCAAGATCGCCAATGGCTGTACGCTCAACCGCTTCACTTGGATCGGCGGCGAGATGATCGGCTTGGACCTTTACGGCACCAGCACGACCAGCCCGGCCTACTTCGTCAAGACCAACAGCGCGACGACTGATGTTACCATTCAGGATGTTGCAGTTAAGGCGGAGTTCGGGGTCAATCAGCCGATTGATGACGCCAAGCTGTTCCTTTTCTCCAAAGCCCGCCGCCTGCGTGTGGCAAGCATGGATATTGATGGCACCGCCGATGCAGCCAACACCACGACATGCATCAGCCTTGGCACGGTCACCGAAGCCATCATTGAGAGCAATACGGCTCATGATGGTGATGTGGGCTTTGAGATTACGGGAACGGTTACGGACCTGTTCGTGCGCAACAACGTTCTGACCGATGCGGGAACGGCGGATTACCAGTCCAGCGGCACGGTCACAAACCTGTACAAGTACGACAACTCGATTGACACGGACAGCACGGCAATTGGCTTTAAGGCGACAATGGCCTCCAGCCAGTCACGCACGGGTGGCTCGGCAGCTGTGGTTATGACGTACGACACGGAGTCATACGACTACGGCGCGGACTATAGCGCAACAAATAAACGGTTTACGGCACCGCAGGACGGTATCTATCGCTATCTCATGCGGGCTGAGTGGACGGACAGCGGCGGAGACGCCAGCTACACAATGGACTTTAGCCTGCAAATCAATAACGATACGCAGCAAATGTACGCCATGCCTTCAGGGACCGGAGCGACGGATTCCATCACGCTGACGGGTGAGGTTTACTTGCAGTCTGGCGAGACAATGCGCTGGACGGTCGAAAACCAGTCAAGCGGGGGCACCGCGACAATTTCTAACACTGCCGCTGACACTTTCTGGCAGATGGACCTTTTACCAACCCGGCCCGGTGGCCTGCTTTAAGGAGCTGACATGAGCATTCAAGACGACGCGCAAGCGATCCAGGATAAGACAATCGAGCTGGAAGGCCTCTGCGATGCATTCATTGCCGATCACGGTTTGACCGGTCGGCGTGTCCGCGCTGCACGGGCCGCCTTGGCGACCTTTCATGTTCTGTCCGAAGTGGTCGGGGATAGCGTGCTTGAGGGCGGCGTTACGACGCTTTCGGGCGGATCCAAGACCGATCCAGAAGTGCCATAGGGGACACTTATGCCAGACGCTTTTGCGCTCGCTCTGTTGTCGTGGTTCGTGGTCTGCACGTGGGCCACGCGACGCCATAGGCTCCGACTGGAGGCAATGATCGTTATGCTTGGCGGCTGGGTCGCCAGCGTGACGGCTCAATATTGGCTCTCCAGCATATCGCCAACCTCGCAATTTGTGCTGATTGATTTGCTGATCCTGGCTTTGCTGTTTTCACTGCTAGCGCACCGCTCAACAAAATGGGTCGGTGTGGCGGTCATCTGTCATGGGGCAATGCTTGTAGGTCACTCAGTGCATTATTTTTCTGGTTGGCCAAGCGCGGGGTTGTATGTAGGCTATCTAAACGCTTTGGGTTATTTTTCGGCGGGGGCAATCGCCGGTGGGCCGATGGTTGGGGCCATCACGGACAGGGTTAGGGCATACCATGCAAGGCATGCTCATCTTTCTTGGGGGTCTCTGCGGGATAGCTTCAATATTCGTCGGAATCCGAGCCATCCAGCGGGGCAGAAATGACCGAAGAGCTAAGCGCGCGAGTCGCGGAGATTGAAAAGGCTATGGCTGTAGGCGATTACCGGGCCGCGCATGTCGATAAGGCTTTGAGTGAGATTAAGGAGGGCATTGAAAAGCTGTCCGCCCGGATCGAATCCCTCAAGGAAACCAAAGACCAAAACTCAGGCATGTTTCGCCTAATCAATATCGCGGCGGCGGCGGTTGTTGCTGGTGTCGTTTCGGTACTGTTTGGGAGGCTGTCGTGACCACGCCATCTGCTTCCAACTTTGCCAGCCGCTTTATGCGCCCGCTGTTCTATGGTTCGACCATTGCCGGGCTTAACTGGCTGGTGTTCTCCATGCCTGCAGAGAGCCGCCTGACGGCCTTTGGCTATCTTCTTCTAGCGGGCCTGTTGCTTTTCTTTTATCGTGGCGTTGTGGACAAGGGGCAGCTGACCGAATGGCTGCGGATTTGGAAAGGGCCGGGCAATGCTGAGTAGACACTTTACGCTTGCGGAATTCCTGCACTCGGACAAGGCAGACGAGCTAGGCGATCCGAACACGCCAGAGGAAAAGCACCTTCGCGCTCTGCACGCCACCGCTTGCGGTATGGAACAGGTTCGGGCGATCCTGGGAGGTGAGCCTATCACCATCACGTCAGGTTACCGTAACCCTCGCGTCAATGCGGCGGTTGGCGGTGTGCCTACGTCAGCTCATGCGCTGGGTTATGCGGCGGACTTTTATCATTCCCAGCTTCCGCCATATGATGCAGCCAAGGCGCTTGTTAAAAGTTCCCTCGCGTTTGATCAGATTATCCTGGAAACGTCCCGCAACATCATTCATATCAGCTTTGACCCTCGCATGCGTCGTCAGGTCATGACGCAACCCAACGGGCCGGGGACTCCGTGCCTGCCGGGGATTGTCCGGTGATGGCTCTTCTTGGAATGCTTAAGGGGCGGCTTGCAATGGTCGGTTTAGCGCTTGCGCTGGCCACTGTTGCAGGCCTTTACTTTCGGGGCAATTTTCTGGCCGCGAAGCTTCAGCGCACAGAAGCGCGCGAGGCGGTGGCCCTGGCAGCGAATGAAGCTCAGCTTGAAACCATATCAGCGCTCCGCGAAGCGGCTGCACGGGATGCCACAATTCTGCGAGGACTGGACGAAATACGCTCCGGCCTCGCTGCGGTTTCCGCCGCCCGCCGTGCTGACCGTGAAAGGATAAGCCGTGAAGACCCGGACGTATCTGATTACCTCAGCCAGCCTATTCCTTGCGGCCTGCGGGACAACGCAGACGGTGACGCAGACTGTCCCAGTCCAGATTGAGGTAAACCCCGCTCTACGGGTGCCGTGTGTGCCCGCGTCGCCTGTTCCTCAGCGCGTTACGGAAGATGTGTTTGAGAACCGGGACCGTTGGCGTGCGGCATTTGAGCTATGCAGTGCGCAGCATGACGCGTTGATTGAAGCGACAGCGCCAGGTGAGCAACCCGATGAGTGACCGCATACTCCCCCGAACTCCGCAAGGCTGGTTTACGCTGGCGGGCGTCTGCTTTGGCGTCGTGTCGGGTGCCATCGGCGCTTTGATTGGCGGCCATGCGTGGCTGCTAGCGACCGTGGAGCATGTCCATGTGAGCTTGTCAGAGATAGACCGGCAGCGCGACGAGATTGAGGCGGACATTTTGCTGCTGGATAAGATGCTTGAAAGCCTGCCAGAAGGCGAAGAGCGTGACGCCGTGCTTGCCCGTCGAGTGCAGAAGTATTCAGAGCTGGACCGGCTTAACGGGCTTTAAGCCATCAGCCCGCCTTGTCATGGGTGGTGTCCTCCACATTTTTGATTCCTGTTAAATCCCGATGCGCCCCACTGATGAGCAGGGGTCGGGCGGAATTGTTCAAAGCCACAAATTAGACACACCCTATGCGTGGAACCCCAAGCGCCCGAGCTTATCCAGCTGTGTCGGGTGGCAACACGGTCTTGGATGCGCTGCGCACCATCCTTAAGAAGCCCGAAAGCTATTCGGATCAGCACAACGGAAATCAGGACCGCTGCCACGTAAAGGGCGACGTTAAGGATCATCATCACCTCTCCCCCTTCAGAGCCGCCCAGTAGCTTGGCGTGTCGTGTGCCGTGACCATGCTGGCCAGATGCTCAGCAAGCGCTGGAATGTCAGTCATCCCCATCTCCTTTATGGATAGAGCGGAGGCAACCGAGATGCGCGGTGGCGTGCACTATTTCCGCCCCGTCACCCTTCGCAGATGCGGCGCGTTGCGCCTGCTCAGCATCCGCAATCAGCCGCTCCAGGTGCGCCCGCTCTACACTCTCTACGGTAG